GCCAGACCATGCACGTCAACGGGCACGAGTTCGTGGACGGCGAGATGACGTTCCAGGGCAGCGCCGAGCAGGCCGCCACCCTCGAACGCGTATTCGAGTTCTACGGTGCGATGACCGCCGAGAAGGCCGAGCTGCACGCCCTGCGCGGCGAGCAGAAGCCCGAGGGCGACAAGCAGCCGGACAGCGCGGCCCAGGTGGACTCCGGGGCTTCGGGCGGTCAGGCTGACGCGCAAGGCAGCGCCACGTCCACCGAGGCAGCCAAGCCGGCCCAGGATGCGCCGTCGGGTGCTCCGGACGCGAAGCCGAGCCTTGCCGAAGCGATCGGCCTGCTCGACCCGGAGGTCGACGCCCACTGGACGTCGAACAACCTGCCGAACCTGGAGCACCTCGGCGAGCTGACCGGCAAGAAGGTCGCCCGCGACGAAGTCAACGCCGTGGCCGAGGGCTACACCCGCGCCAAGGCGCGCGCAGCCAAGCAGTAAGGAGGGAACAACCATGGCCCGCTACTCCAGCAGCGACATGACCAAGCCGCGCACGTCGGCGGGCCAGGCTCCCGCCCAGCCCCCGAAGGCGCCTGCCAGTCAGCAGACCGTCCGGGTTCCTCCGGGTGGGCAAGTAACCATCCGCAAGGCCACCAATGGCGTCATCGCCACGGTGACCGGCGCGGACTGGCGTGACCAGGGGCAAGTGCTCGCTGAGAACGCTTCAGACCTGAAGATTGAGTGAGGGCTGAGACATGGCCTTTACTCCTCAAGATAACGACGGAACAGTGGACGGGGCAAATGCCTACACTGACCCGACAACGGTACGCGCCTACTGGATGGACCGTGGGGTAGACCTCACGGCCCGCACAGATGCCGAGCTCCAGGCAGCCATCGTCAATGCGACGACCTACCTGGATGGCCGGTACAAGTGGGTCGGCTACCAGCTGCGCCGGCTGCAGGGCACCCAGTGGCCACGCGGCGGCGTCACCTCGTTCCTGCGCGGCCTGCCGCCGGCCCTTGTCACCGCCACCTGCATGCTGGCCAGCCGCGCGCTGACCGGCAAGCCACTCATGCCGGACCCCACGTTCGACGCGAGCGGCGGCCAGGTCGTCGAGTCGCTGAAGGAGGTCGGCCCCATCAAGGTGCAGACCAAGTTCAACGCCTCGCAGTCGACGTCGGCCTCCGCCAAGACGCCGGACTACCCCGAGGTCACCCTCACGCTGCAGTCTGCGGGCCTGATCGGCTCGGGCAACTCCGGCGAGCTGGGGAGGGCCTGACATGGCGACCTTCGACTACGCAGCCATTCGTGAGGAAGCCAAAGCCATTCTTGAGGAGTTTGGCAATAGCATGACGGTGAAGAGGTACGCCGACTCAGCGGACCCAGTAGCTGGCACAGTCAATCGTGTATTGAGCCAGCAACAGTCCCTGACTGCGGTCATATTGCCCGCGTCACAGGGTACGCTTGAAGCCTTCGACGTGCGCTTCATGTCGGACGTCCTCGATGGCACGGATGTTCGCTTCACAATCATGTCGGCCAGCGGGTCCAGTTTTACTCCCGGGCCTAAGGACGTTGTGGAGTTCTGGGAGGACGGGCAATGGCAAGTCATGGGCTGCACGCCGCTGAACGTGGCCGGCATTCCGGTCATTTTCAGCGTCGGATTGAAGAGGGCGTGACATGGCCGGCCGGTTCGAGTCACAGCTGAGGGGCTTCGGCGTGAAGGCGCTGGACAAGGTGGACAAGGTCCGCCGCGCGTCCGTGCTGGAGCTCTTCAAGCTGGTCATCATGGCCACGCCGGTCGACACCGGGCGGCTGCGCGGCAACTGGCAGACGACCATTAACTCGCCCGCCGGCGCCGCGATCACCCGCGACGACCCGAGCGGCGCGGCGGCCCTCGCAGAGGCGATGGCCAACCTTGGGAGCCTGGCGGACGTCGTCTGGTTCTCCAACAACCTGCCCTACGCCGAGCGCATCGAGTACGAGGGGTGGAGCAGGCAGGCGCCGGAGGGCATGGTGCGCAGGCACATTGCCCAGTGGCAGAGGATTGTAAGCACCAAGGCCCAGGCCTTGGGGCGCTGATAGGAGGAAGTTGAGATGGCAAACCCGTACGCGGGGCTGAGGAAGGCGCTGATGCAGGGGGTCGAGGACTCCCCGCTTGCCCTGCCTTACGCCGTCGAAAACGCCCCCTTCGACAAGCCGACGGACCAGAGCCCCTGGGCGTCGGCCTTCGTGCTGATGAACCTGCCCTCAGTTGCCACGCTCGGCAACGAGGGCCAGGATGCCCATGACGGCATCCTGCAGATTGATCTGAATTACCCGCTGATGACCGGTGAGGCGGCCGTGACGGCCAAGGCGGACGAGCTGACGGACTTCTTCAAGGCGGGCAAGCGACTTGCTCACTCGGGGGTCGAGCTCACGGTAGCTTCCTGCGGCCGCTCACGCGGGCGGGAAGTAGACGGGTGGTATCGCGTGAGCATGACAGTCACCTGGTTCGCCAGGGTGGCCCGAAACTAACTTTTT